ATTCCCTGATTGTCTCTAGGATGTATCTAGCACCTTTCTATACTTTGTTGGTCAAATATGGTGAGATATTTTGTACTGCGGTGGGCACGAATATGTTCGTGGACGCAGACAAAATGTATCATCGCTTGGGTGACTTTAGTGAGGATGTTTTGGAAGGAGATTATGGAGGATACGATGTTATGATGCCACACGGCGTCGGTGAGTGTGTCAATGCGATCATTCTGGAAGTACTAAAATACTTCGGATATGATGAACAGCAACTCACAATAACACGCGGGATTCTTACAGATAATCTGTTTCCTTATGTGGAAGTCTTGATGGACATTTTTTGTGTTCCTGGGCTTCAACCCTCTGGCAAGTATGCTACAGCCGAAGACAACTCCCTTAGGGGTCTTGTTCTTCTTGTGTATGCTTGGCAGAAAATGGGGTTTAGGGAAGACTTCTTTGAGAAAGTTCTTCCATATCTCTATGGTGATGACGTCGTCGCGTCGTCACGAGAACCTGATTTCAACATCATTACTTATGCGTCTTTCGTGGAAAGTCATTATGGAATGACTTTCACGAGTCCAGATAAGAAAGATGTTAGCCAGGTTTTCGTGACAATAGATACTATGTCATTTTTGAAGAGAATGTTTAAGTATGATAAGGCTTTCGGCAAGGTAGTGGGCTATTTGCCCACCGAGACTTTTGTGAAAGCCCTCATGTGGACCATTCCTTCAAAAATAGTTGGTGTGTTGGACACGGTCTCATCAACCTGTGTCTCTATGTGTTATGAGTTCGCTATGTATGACTCGAGTAATTTCGATAAATTTCGATTATTTCTCGCTAATGCTGTTGCGATGCGATATGACATGTTAGCTGTGCACATGTTGCAGCGACTACCAACGCTTGAGGAAGCCATTCGGCTAACTCAGGACTTCGATACTGACCTCTCCTACTTGCTCGGAGACGGTGATGGTGAAGGCCAAGATGATGAATCCTATTTAGGATTCGCCACTCAGAGTGGTGTAGCAAGACGACTCGCGCGAGATAGATCTATTCGTTGCGAGTCGCTAATCAACCGATCTACTGAAG